GAGTAACCCTATCAACAGCGTAACAAACGACGGCTGTATCACCAACCATAGCGGGATCAAGACCACAAATAAAAGAAAAGCCGTTGACATCGCGTGGATGGCCTGGGTTACCAGGAACCAAGCGACCTGCCTTACGCATACCATCTATGGAACCTCGCACACATACTGGATCAAAGATTGCATCATCTGAGATATCTTGTTGTTGATAAACTAAAGCCCAGGTAGAAGCATCCATAGCTTGACGTTCGTTGTATAGGTTGCGACCATTCCATCTAGGATAGAGGCCGTCCTCATTCAAATCAGATTCTACTTGTCCATCAAAGGGAGCATCACTTGCAGGCCAGAGAGTTTCCCACTTATCAGGGTCCTCATCTGTCTTAAGAAGCGCCGGCATCGCAAGATACTTCCAAGGAACTAACCCACCAGGGTAGCGGTCCTCGTTACGAAGTTCGCGGTATAAGTCCATAGCTGCAACTCGTGTACCAATGACTACTAGTTTACCAGTAGGGTTCAAACGAGAGCGTACGTCTTGAGTTAACCAGCGAATCTGCTTTTCAAACTCGTTAGCGTTCTTTAAGGTAACAGCGTCGTCTACGATAATCATATCCGCACGCTTACCGTAGATCTGACCGCCGATACCAATGGCTTCGATGTTTGGATCTTTTTCACTAGACTCACGTAGCTCGGTACCGAAGGTAACACGGGTAGCCTGCCAGGAAGCTGACTTAGAGTTAAACCCTACGCCAGCGGCATAAGCGCTCTGGAGGTCTTCATACATAGGATGAGTCAGGCGTTGCTTGATGGCGTAGAGAAAGTCTGCAGCTAACTGCTGGGTTTGTGAAACAATCAAAACTCTAAAGTTGGGGTTACGTACTACCTGCCAGGTAACGTAGTCAACCGTGATCGTAATTGACTTTGCGTGGTTGGGCGGAATGTTCAAAAGAATTCTATTGGAAGCTAACCCTGGCTCATACTTCATAGAAGGGTGTAGCCAACCTGGCTCTCGACCTTCGATCATATCCACTAGGTTTTGCTGGTGTGGAAATGTCTTAGAGTGGAGGAACTTCTGGCGAAACTCTGCAAAGGTGAGGTCGTGTACATCGCCGTCTTGGAACTGCTTGTCCTTTAGACCTAGGCGTGTTCTGTCAACCTTGTCTGTAAAAATCTTATCTGTGCGACGGTAGTACTCATAGGTCTTAATGGACTTACCGGCTGAGGCGCAAGCCTGCTCAATGGTCATACCCTCTGCTACACAGCCAAGGATAATTCTCTTGGCAATGTCTGCGCTGTTATCAGCCATTGGATGCCCGTCTCATTTCTTCTACTAGTATTGCTGCCGCGATTTGGCGGCGCATTTCTAAGCGACGGGATTCTCGCTCTTGCTTGTACTGTTTCCGAAATTTCCTACTGGAGGTAGCGCGAAGGTATAACTGTTCTTCTGTGTAGTTACGTATCATCGGCGCGGATGCTCATTTCTTATACTAGGTTGAGTGTGATCTTCCTATTAGAGATAGAGCTATCCCCACTAAAAGTACTGGGCAGGTCGGGCTTAACGCCCGAAGGAGCCACAGCGAACTGAGGGGTAAGTCAGTACTCGGCCTAGGGGCCTCGTAAGAGGCCAACCAAGGGTCGTAAAACATACTCTCCCCGTTTTACTCCCCTACTATATATAAGGCAGGAAATATGATGGATTTCTCGTTTTACGGGTGTGATGTGTGACACAGTATATATAAGTGCTGGTCAGAGGCTATATTGGCAGCTTTAACTTTAGCAAATATTTTTTGTTGGGGAGTAACTGGCACACCGCGCTGGATTTCAACAATGGGGGGTCACCGTTACCGTGAGGGTTAGACATTCTGCGGGCTACTGTCTAGTTTGTGTTAGTAAAGCGGTAAGGGCGCACTACCGTATCGGCTAGCCCTGCAATTAGTTAGCCCTGCAATTAAGTAACCGTATCGGCTACCCCTAACCCTTAACCCTTACCTAATTCAATAACTATCGGCAGACATAGGCAAGAGTTAAGCAGCTGATCTAATAGCCTAACTCCCAGCTCCCAGCTTCCAACCCTTGCCAGCTGCGCCACTGGTTCACCAGCTGCCAGCTCGTGCAGCTCCCAGATATTCCACTGCGACACGTCGAAGATTCATAGCTTCCACGTCCCAGATCTGGACTTGCACGTCAGGTATAGTCGTGTATAAGATGAAGCCAGTGGGAACCGATCCCGCTGATCTACTTGAAAGAGGTTAGCTTGATGTTTACATATTATGACTATTCGACTTCACCAGAATCATATGTATATGAATTATCTCGTGACGTCTGGCACGGTTACACGCGACCAGCTGGATCACCAGTAAGTCTTACTACTAGCAAAGATATGTCAGTCACTGATGAGCACGGATGCGGGACATTCTGGTGTTTGGATTCTGCTGGAGATAAGATGAACGTCTGGGAGTGTGAACTTGTTTTGAGAGGATGGAATCAACTATGAAAGATCTACTTATGCCAGAAGAATCCATCCGATTCACTACACAAGGTGATTATGCGTGCAGCTGGTGCGGTTACGTGATCCCAGTGAACTCACGCCACGAGCTTCAAGAATGGTGCAGTGCTGACGTCGCTGGAATGTTTTGCAGTAAGTCGCACGCTATCGCTGCGACCAACAACCTTAACTATCAGGAACGATTCTCTTTCAAGAAGGAAGGTAATATCTAATGAGTAGAGTTAAGACTTACACGCAGCTAATCAACGTGGAAACTGGAGAGATTTTTGCAGCGTGCGAACTGACTCCAGCAGCAGTTAAGAGACTCATAAAGCAGTATCAAACATTCGGCTACTATCTGAAAGAGGTTATCTAATGAACGGTAAGAAGATCCAAGCAACCCTTGCCACTATCGAAGCTGGCGAGTATTACGACATATTTAACCTGCTCCCATCCATAGCTGGTGGCGAGCACTGGATCGGCGAGGTCAAAGACTGCGCTCGTTCGATGAGTGAATGGTTAGATCCAGAGCGTGAATATGATCTCGATGACCTGCGCGATCTTGGTGGGCAGTGGGCAAACTCAGAGTGTGAAGATTACTATTCCAACATCAACAAGCGCGTGCAAGATCTCTCACTCTGGGCATCAACCGAGCTTGATGAGCTTGTTTCTGATATGACTGGCGATGACGTCGAGCCAGTACTGACCAAACTCCAGAGCATCTATTTATATGCTGCGATGCAGCATTTATTCGATGCAGTAGCTGATCAGGCGCTGACTCATAGCGTGGAGCTTCAAGATGCGTAAGCTCACCAAGCGCGGATGGATAGTGCTGGTCATCATTCCAGCACTGATAGTAACTCTCATATTCAGTTATTTAACACGTGACATATGCTGGACGGGATCGGGATATGGTAGCTGCTCAGCTATGATAGACGGTATAGTCACCAAGTAGGTAAGCAGCTATCAGCTGCCAGCGTTCGCGCTGGCGGTTGGTAGAAGTAGATCTACTACTTCGATTCTATTCTGGAAGAAGGCTAAGAGGATGAATGACACAATGAAGGCCAGTAAGTACGAGATCTCTAACTCTTGCGCGTGCAGGTACTGCGAGAGCTGCTCTATGGGAACTGAATCATTTACCTGTGAGGAATGTCAGCAAGATACTCGTGAGACTACTTGGTGCGATGGAGACTGCTTCGAGTATAAGCGCGACTGGTTCGAGGAAGACGTCCAGCGTTGGTTAACTGCTCACAATGATCCAGAGCGTGTAACGGTTGCTGGCAAAGCTATCGGATGGCAGCGGTTGCACGGGTATAAAACTATCAACGCAGATCATAGAGATATCTTTAACGCGCTTACATTCTCTGGAGACTGGACGTTAGCGGTTGAAGTAGATGGCGAGCAGTTTAAGATCGTGCGCTATTCACACGATGAGCCAACGGGAGCCAGCTTCTGGCTTGTACCAGCTAAGAGTGAGGATGAGAGTGAATGATCGGATTCAGTGAACGCATAACCTATTCTGCAAACTGGTCAGAGACTGGCGCTGAATGGTCGCAGGTTGAAGGATTCTTGCAAGAATCAGATCTCACGCAGTATCTGGAGAGTATGGGATGGCGCATAGTGCGCCACGAAAGAGAGGAAGAGAGCAAGTGATGACGGATCTTGAATTAGTAGAGCTTTCAGATAGTTTTGGAGCATATAATGAGTACATAGAGGGAGAGGATACGATCAACGGTCAAACCCTAGATCTAATCTCTAAAGTGTCGGGTTTAGAGTCTTCTGCCTACACTGACCAAGACTGCATACAGATAGCAGAAAACATCATCAAGAATTACCACCTATGGCATAAGGTGGAAGCGGGAGAGAGTGAGGTAGAGTAATGGTTGAAATGGATACGTGGGACGAGATGAGGTGTCCGATCTGTGACACGTGGTTTTATCCTGAGAAGAATCAACGCAGGTGGTGTCAAGTATGCAACGACAAAGAGGGAGAGAGCGATGAAGTGTAGAGAGTGTAAGCAGGAGAGAGAGGGCGGTATCGTGGACAAGATAGTCTTGTGCCACGCTTGTTACATCAACACAGGAGGAGCTAATGAATAGAGAGTATCTAAAGGCTAAGGTAGATCTCTGCCTAACTCAAGCTGAGATAGACATACAACAGCAGGAGATAGCAAGGGCTATTAAGAACCTAGAGCGTGCCAACAGTGCGCTATCGCGTATCTTTAATTTAGATGAGGAGGAGAGCGATAATGAGCAAGTACACAATCCAAGCTGAAGTAGATCAAGTGTGGTTTGACATACTCGGACAGATTACCCGCCACCAAGACGGGTTTGTGTGGGTTAAGGCAGAGGAGGAGGGCGATGAGTAATGTTTACACAATTCACCCACCAAAGTCTGATTTAATCCTATTCTATGAAGTGGTAGAGCCGGACGGTGGCAACACGTGGGGTGGGGGCAGTTCAATAGAGGCTATCAAGTGGCTACAATTGGCACCTACTGGCTCACGCCTGCTGATTAGTGCGTGGGATAGTGATGAGGAAGATGCTCATTTAGTGGGGCAGACCATAGATGTAACTGATCTAATTACTCAGGCAAGGAAGGCAGACTTATGAGCTACTGGATAGGATTAGGCGTAGTAATGCTGATAGTCTACGGACTTATTGTGTGGGAGGACAAGATAAACAATGAGGGAGAGTAAAGAGGTAAGCGGTAAGCAAGCAGTTCACTATCGAAACTACAGACGAGCAAGAGATAGGGCGCTAGTGCGCCTGTCTCACCTTTATCCCAATGTATACAGGGACCTGCTTGTGGAAGAGAGGGAGAGAGATGAAGACGAGGATAAGAAATGGATTAGTAGTAACACTAGGGTTAGCGTTACTATGGGTGTTCGCTCCGGACCATCACGTAAGGGTAGAGCTACCAAAAGATCTCGCAATCGTCGCAAGACACGCAACAATCGAGGAAAAGCGTGAGAACAAGGCACTTATCATTAGTTACTCAAGAGCACTCGGATACACCAAGCGTGAAAGAAAATGCCTTATCACCTTATGGACCCGTGAGAGCAGGCTTGACCACCTCGCAGACAACCCCAAATCAACAGCTTTCGGAATTGCTCAACTCCTTAGAGAGCGTAGTCGAGAGCCTGAACTACAAATCCTTCACGGTATACGATACATTGACCATCGCTATCGAGGGAGTGCGTGCCGCGCTCTCAAGCACAGCGATAGACGAGGATGGTATTAGTACCTGATAGTCTAAGTTTAATAACCCTCAGTGTGATTGCCCTCCACTGGGGGTTATTTCTTTTTGATCCAAACCTGAGTGTTAACAGTTAGCACTTCATACTCTTGCTTGTGTCGGTGTAAGAATAGATCTATCCCTGCTCGTGGCTCCAAGCGTGGATCCCCTGACTCGTGGTGCCACGTGTAATCATCAAAGGCCATAATGCCTCCGGACTTTAGCCAGTCCCACGATAGCTCAGCATCTATGAGTACACCTACTGTTGTGTGGTCTGCATCTATGTAGATAAAGTCCATACTATTCTTGAAGGCAAGGTAGTTAAGGCGTAAGTGATCCTTAGTATTGTTTGCTACCTTAAAGATCTGAGGATAGTGGTCAGTCTTTGCACGATAGGTGTCATAGACACTGACAAAGTCCATACTCTTATGGGCCTGCTCATCGCTACCTTCCCAAGTATCAACATCATAGAGACGTGTCTTCTGACCCGTCAGTACGTTCTCACATAGCCATACGCTGGCATCACCTGTGAAAACACCAAGCTGCATAAAGTGTAAATTATCCACGCCCGCTAACGGAATTAGGAACTGCTCAAAGTTATAGATTGCACTGTGTGCAAACCAGTTGGGGTACTTATCCGCCATTGGAGTAGAACCCACCACCTTTGAACTGAATAGATGGTGCATCATAGACCCGGCTCATACTTATGTGGCACACAAAGCAAGTGGGATCTTTAGGATCATCGTGGATAGAGCGCTCAACAGATAGTAACTCTTCACACTTGCTGCACTTGTAGTCATAGATCATAACTCTACTGCCTCCTCAATAGGTAGATAACCTACCAACTTACTTACCTTGTTAGATCGTGAGAACTCTGTAGTTGCTGGCATCCAGTGGCTTACCCACTCAGGTTCTGCTAGGTCCATCAGATCAAAAGAAAAGACACCCTTAGGTGTCGAGTTAATGTAGAACGGGATAAGATCTCGCTCTGCTGCCTGCGTTATGAGCTTGCGATACTTCATCTCTTCAATCA